AAAACTAAAGAATTATTTGGTAAAAATTAAATTAACAATATTAATAATATTAATTATTAATTAGATAATGATCTAATTCTATCATAAATATATTATATTGTCAATAGCTTTCTTTCTCTCTCTCATCTTGACATATTAAACAATATATGTTATAATTGACTTGTCAATAATATATAATTGGCTATTGCATAATTTTTATTGACTGGCAATAATACGCCGATAGACGTATGGGGGTATGTATTATATATATGTATACCTCTCAGAGCGTTGAGATTACAATATGACACTATCTAATAAAATACATGAAGAATACCCGGATATGGAAATACTATTAGCTGATGGGTTTGATGATGCGTTTATAGGTATTGGTCAACAATTCTCTAAATTCATGGCAGTATACGATAAATCAAAATGTATCGAGATCCTGACGGATCAAGGTATGAGTGACGATGAGGCCATGGAATACTTTGATTATAATGTGACAGGTGCATTCATGGGAGATAATACTCCGGTGTTTATTGAGAGGATGGAACTCTAATGCCATTTATGACCAATGGAAAAAGAGATTATAAAAAGGAGTTAGCGTGGGAGAAGAAGAATAGGCCCAATAGAGCAAAGGAAAGAGCCAGTCGTAATGCTGCAAGAAGAATGCTTGGTCTTAAGGTAGGTGATGGTAAGCACGCAGATCATAAAGATAACAATCCTAGGAATAACAAGAGATCTAATTTAAGAGTATCTACTGCAAAGACTAATTTAAAAAGAGAGGGGAGAAGAAAACGAAATGCCAGTTAATGTACAAGAGATCATTGCCAGAATAGGTACAGGGTTTACTGCTATTGAGAAAAGGGTGCTTAAGGTACTGCCTGCTTGGAAACAGTGGCCTAGAAGACTCAGGAAGGTTTATATACTGCTTGGCACATACGGATCTAGTAATGCTGCACTCAGGGAGATGTGTGATGAGTTCGGATGGGATGCCAATGAGTTAAAAGAACAGATTGAGCAGTGTCAAGATTTTTATGATGCACTTCAAGAATACAGAGAAGAAGGTGCGTATCCAGAAATACCACAGAGTAAAAGAAACTCAAGACTTACTACTGCACAATTAAATACCCTCTATACTCAAGAGGCAGCAATGATTCAGTTTATGCACCTAGAGGATGCTAAGGCACAAGGTAAAGCAGGTACTGACTTTGCGATTAAATTAATTTTAGAGGCAGGAATGCTGGATATCGTAGAGAATGTATCTGAAAGACCAGAGATCAAACATTACTTTGATCAGCAAAAAGAAGGCCCGGGTGTACTTGAAGGGCACAGCATCGATAACACAGAACTGATTGTTGATGACGGACTTCCTGATTTCAGTAAAAAAGAAGAAGATGATCTACCAACTATTGCACCAGATCTATAATGTATAAACCATACCCTTGGCAACAGAATATGCACGAAAGCGAAGCCAAGATTAAATTTGTGCAAGCTGGCAGGCGTGCTGGTAAAACACGTTCTGCGTTGAATGAAGCCCTCTCTGTGATACGGAAAGCCTCAGTCATGCCTGTCATCTTTCCCGGTGAAACTAAAAAACAAACTGCAAATGAAGCAGGACTAATACCACCTATCCATGTCTGGACAGTTGCACCTACAAGAGCACAGATGTTACAGCAGTGGAACGAGATGCAAGAGTTTATTCCTGAGAATCTTGTAAGAGTAAAAAAAGATAATCAAAGAGGTGGCAGAGGTGGTGGATTTAAACACGATGAATTAAACGTGTGGCTAGATTTTAAAGATACAAATGGCAAATGGATGGCAGGAAAATGGAGAAGATCTGTTTTCTGGGAACTGAAGTCTGCCGATAATCCAGAAGGACTGCAAACTGTAGGTCTTGATTTTCTACACATGGCTGAATCACAGGACATCAAAGAAGCTGCGTGGAACAAGGTCAGGCCTACGCTTAACTCTCCCGGTAGAATGGGCAGGGCTATTGTAGAAGGCATACCTCCAGAAAGCTCACAGCACTGGTTTGCAAGAAATTTTAAGATGGCAAAAGATAATCCATCAAACAGAAGAGAGGCATTTCACGCATCTACGTTTGATAATCCGTATCTGACTGAAGACGACAAGATGGAAATAGAAGAAGAAAAGGCAACTCTTACAGAAAACATATGGGAAAGATTTTACATGGCTCATCAACCAGAAGGAGCAGGTAACTTTTTTAGGAATGTTACTGCAGCGTACTCAAAACCAGATTCTATTGAACTTGCAAGACCACACGAAGACAGATTCTATGTAGCAGGTCTTGACCTAGGTAGAACTAACGATGCGACAGTTTTGATTATCAAAGACAGACAATCCAGAACTTCTGTGTTTGCTGTAGAACTTTTAAAAACAGATTGGTCTCTGCAGGTAGAAACTATCAAGCGTGAGGCGATTAGATGGGGTGTACAAGAGATTTACATGGACTCTACAGGTCTAGGTGGTAAATTAGGAGAAGACGTGCTGTATCGTGAGCTTATGGAAGAGTCTATTCCTGTAGTTGGATACAACTTTACACCTGCAAAGAAATATCAATTATTTTTAGACTATGCACTGTCGCTTGAAAAAGAAACAGTTGCATTTCCACAGAGTTGGGGTAAACTAATAAGTCAGTTAGAAGACATTGCACATAGGGAAACAGCAAATCGGGGACACACTTTTTATACTGTGTCCGGGAGGCATGATGACTGGGTGGATGCAGAATGTTTGGCTTTAATGGCCTGTGATCCTGCTGTAGATATGAATGAAGAAAAATTCTTTCCTACGTCAAAGTCTGGAATCACCCCACTAAACTCAAGCTATTCTAAGAAGTCATCCAGAATAAAAAGATGGAGACAGATGAAGCGTGAGATGGAAAACTACGAAGAACCTGAGCTCCTGATAAAAGAACAATAAGGAGTAGCATTGGTATCATATCAAGGTGGCTATCAGCAGACATCTTCTGACCCAGAAGAGGAGATAGCAAGAGAGGGAGCAAATCCTATAGAAGAACCTTTGGTTAGTCTTGAACTTATCATGGATAAGCTGAATCAGGGTAAATCAAAGTTTAGAGATTTCTATGATTTGTGTAGTGAGTCTGAAGAATTTTATCTTGGTGAGTTTGATTTTGATGTTCCAGAGACTGGATCACTAATTAGACTTGGTACATCTCAAAGTGTTGTCAACTCACTTGTAGCACACGTTACACCTCAGTTCTTAGATATATCAGTGCCATCACCGGGAGCAAGAGGTCAAGCAAGAGCAGAACTTATTGAAAAGTTTTTGATCGGTGCAAACCATATGCTAGAACAGTTCTCTCCAACTAGAAGAGAGATTGCAAAGCAAATGGCATTGTACGGAGTTGCTTGGGAAAAGACAGAGTTTGCTGCAAACAGGTGGCAAGAGTTTCCAGAACCTCCAGCAGATGGTCAAGACGCAGATTATAAAGAACGTGTAAAAGAAGTTCTTGATAATAGAAATCTTACATTCCCCGTTATTACTACAACAGTAAACCCAAAAAGTTGTGTTTGGGATCTTAACAATGGACAAGATCCTAGATGGATAATCCACTACTACGAAGTAGACGCAGACTGGGTTTCTGCACACTTTCCTGATTGGGATGGCCCAATGACAGGAAGAGTAGAATTTATTGAATACTGGACAAAAACGCAAGTAGCGTATGTAGCAGATGACAAATTTGCATTAGAGCCAAGGCGACACGGATACAAGACTCTGCCATTTACACAGTATTGGCCTCACACAGGTTTGATGACCGAGGACGCTGAACCTGAAAGATTATACAGAGGAATACTGCATGGTAACTTCGACATGCTTAGGGCAGAGTCTAGGCTGGCTTCACAGTACATGGACATTGTTGCTAACTCAGCATGGCCGACTAGAGACTTTAGAGGGCCTCCGGGTATCACAGAACAAGTTATGGATGGTTACGAAGAGACACCGGGTGCTAAAAACTTTATGCCTCAGAACGTAACTATTGAGCAGAGCAGAGTGGCAGAACCACCTGCATCAATACAGATTGCACAGAGCATGATGAGCAGAGCTATTGAATCTAATACTGCACCTGCTGTTGTCAGGGGAGAACGACCACAAGGTGCTGCATCTGGATATCACACTGCAGTTCTTGCAGGTATAGCAGCTTTGAACTTTGGTCCATATGTAGAAGCATCTCAAAGAGGCCTTCAGAACAGGAACTCTATTGTGTTACAAATTATTGAAAACGTAATTCAAGATAAGGTAACTGTATTTGGAAAAACAGAAGCTGGTGCACTAGATGCAATAATCAGGCCTAATGATATTAGAGGTCACTATGTAAACATGGTGCAACTTACACCAACATCTCCAGAGGAGCAGGAAAGAAAACTAAATCTTTATGCAAACCTTTGGAGATCAGGATTTATAGATCATGATACATCGCTCAGAAAAGCAGGTGTGTCAAATGCACTTGATGTAAGATCTAGGTTGCTTGCAGAAGAGTTCTTGAAATCTCAACAGGTACAAGAGGTTCTTCAAGGTGAGGCAGCTAGAAGAGTGCCATTGTTAGCACAGATCATTGAATCTGCTAGTGGTGGACAGACATCTACAGCTCAAGCAGAGCAGATTGCACAAAACATTATAAACACTCAAGGCTCACAGCAACTACCAAACGCTGGAAACTTTAGTTCGGTGAATCAACCACCAAGAACTTTAGCCTCAGAAAGAGCAAGAGTTCAAACTAACACAAGACCTGTTATACCGG